TTCTTCTCCATCGTCGCCTCATCCGTCAGGACGCCGACAATCAGCATTTCACAGAGTTTTTTGCAGGCCCGCAGGTGCTTCAGATGCCCGACGTGAAATAAGTCTGCGACAACATACGCATATCCGACTTTATGCACGTTCTGCCCTCCTATTGCTCGACTTCCTTGCAGTAACAAAGCAAATCCCGGTTGTAATTATTCACGTTGATGACGTCAAGTATCTGGTATAAGTCCGTTCCGTGCTGAATCCTCATGGTTTTAAGCACGCCCGCGAAGTAATCACATTCTATTTTTACCTTTGCGTCTGTCTGTGCCGCCTTCGCCGCCATGTATTCGTTGCCTAAAATGGGGCTGACAGACGCCCAGATGCTTGACTTGAAAGCCGTCCATGCGCCAGTCGGAGCGCCGTAACTGTCCACGCCCGTTGGCGGGGAAATGAAGTTTACTTTATGCCGCCTGTCCTTCTTGCTCATGTCATTACCACCGCCACGGCCTCATCTCCGGCGCCGTCAACATACACCGAAGTATCGACGGAAGTGTACCCGGTTTTGGTGACAACGTAATCCACATCGACGGCCTTCGTATATTGGTAATATGTTGCCACACCCAGGCTATTTGTGGTCAGTACGGTTAAATCTTCATCGTCGATGGCAATAGAAGCGCCCTCAATGGCCGCTCCCGACGTTGTAAGCGCTGTCACGGTGAAAACAATTTTGTACGCATTATAGTCGCTTGCGATTGCCAGTTTAACGCGCAAGTTTTCATAGGCTTGTATGAATCGTTCAGCCTCGGCGTTATCGTAGCCGAAATATGCCTTGCTATATAGGACTATTGCCATCTTTGTCAGGTAATCGGTGTCAACTACCTTCTTGACGCCAGATTCCTCTAAATCAAGTTTGGCCGCGTTGATTAATGAAGTTATTTCGGTGTCATGGTCTGTCCCGCTTATTCTTAACTCGTTTTTTATGTCGTCCAGAATTGCCAACCTTGTCACCTCCATAACGGATTTTCATGTATTCCTCATATACTGACGGCCTGTATAAATGTGCTACAGGCCGGTGTGTGTCGATGTAAATTTTGAACCCGGCGCATACCGCCCGGATACAGAACCACCTATCCTCACCGTGAAAGGCTTGGATATTATGAATCGGAGTGTAATCCACCCCAGCTTCAAGCACCTTGCGGCTTATTAAAAAGCAGGCGCCCGTTCCCCCTACTTCATAAACCCCCGGTTTCAGCCATCGCTCGGCGTCCTCTTTGCCGTAGGTGCATTGGTCGTACAGCCAGCAATTACTCCACATCATGCCGCTTCCGGGCTGGCCCTCTGTCCAGAATATGTTAGCTACCAGGTCAACCTTGTCGGACAGGAGCTGCAGGAGTGTTTGTTGCTGCAATATTATGTCACTGTCAACCATGAAAAAGTAATCATAGCCCTCATCAAGCACCTTCTTAACTAGCCGGTTCCGGAGGACAGACATTTTATTCAGGTTTTCCGGGCTCCAGTGGTGTGTCTGCTCTGTGGTGATGTATTCATCCCCGGTGTTAAACTCCTCATACTCATGCGGCTGAAGGTGTTTTTTAAGCGCCGGGTCCGCGTCGTTTAAAATAAAATAACGCGCTACCTGCGCGTCCTTCGGAACCAGTAATTTGTCTATACCTTTGAGGTATTCGATGAACGTGGGTTCATCCTGCCGGACAGGTGAGCCGATTAATATTTTCATTTGCTCACCTCGTTTGCTTGCCACTCTCTGTAAGTCTGCTCGGTACAGATCCGCTTTCCGATATGCCCGGCCTGTATTGTTGTGTTGACGTGAATCTTATAATTAGACTTGCGCGCCTGTAAACAAAAGCTCATGTCCTCGCCGTAACCCAGAAGTGGCTGGAAGCAGGGGACGCCGCGCTTGTAAATGTCGATAAATACCTGCGTCTTAATCAGGGTGCAGCCCATGCCGATGCCCTCAACCTCAATGACGCCCCGGTCATATTCCGTCAGCGGTTCTGTCTGCGATTCCCCCGGCGCTCCAAACCGTAGCTTTTTGTAAACACACGGCGTGTAAGGCGGCTTGCGCTGAAAGGCTAACGCGCCGACGATGTCCAAGTTCACGGCCAGCAGGTCAATGAGTGTGTGCCGGGGAAATACCATGTCGCTGTCGATGAACATGACATGGGTGAAACCGTTTTTTATTGCGTGTCCGATAATGCGCTCCCTGGCGATGTAAACCAGGGACATTGAATCATGGAGAACCTCCGTCCCTTTCGGCTTTTTCAGTCCCAAGAAACTCTCGACGTACTCCACCGGCAGGGATTCCATGCAGGGAACTCCGACTAATACTTTATTCATATATACCTCCGACAATATATATTTCTCCGACTTATATAAAAAGCAAAGGGGCGGCGTCGGAGAACCGCCCCCCTGCTCTATTCAAAAAGAACTTTAGTTCTTCTTGAATCTTACAAAAGCATCGCTGTTGCCGCACTTGCAGTCAAAGATCGCGCCGCCGCGATAGTCAATCGCATTGGACAGGAACCCGGATTCTGCGGAGCGCTCAACGGTGATGTCCTGCGCCAGGTTGCCGACGATTTTCTTGAAGTCTGCGAAGTACAGTTCGCCGTCAGTAACCTTGTCGCTGGTGAGTACCGGGAAGCCCATCAAGATGAACCTCAAGCCCGCCGACATGTCCTTGACAAGGATAGGCGCGTTTGTGGTTGCCTCTTTAATCGCCCCCAGCTCGGTGTAAAGGAATTTCTTATTGCAAAGGAACTTCGCGTTAGCGTCGTAGCCTTGCGGGAGCAGGGCAATCAGGCTCATCACGTTGTCGTAAGAGATGGATGCGGTTGTGCTGATCTCATAGGTGGTCGCCCATGTTGCGTGTGCGTATGCTACGCCCTGGGGATCCCCGGAGCCGTCGCCGTTGATGATGGCGTCCTCGATGATGCGGGCGATGTCCTCGGCCAGCATATCGGTGATCCAGCCTTCAAAGGCCGCGATGGCCATTGTTTCAACGGACTTGGACACGCGCAGGACTTTGTTGTACTCATAGCCGGTCAGCGATACGGTGATAATCGCGTCAGAGGCAGGAGTGATCGCGCCGTTCTCGGTGTGTTTCGCTGCTGCGTCCCTGGTTGATTCAGCGGAGAATCTGACGTTTCCGGCAATGCGTAACAGGGTGATTTCTGACAGCATCGGCGCAATTTTAACCATTTTCTCAAACAGTATTTCTGCTGTCGGAGTAGGCACAGCCGCGCCGGTTGAAGTTGTCGCGTTGGTCAGGTAAGTCCTTTCCTCAACACCAAGCTGCTTTCCTTGCAGGTTCTTGATGTAGGCCGTCCGATACTCGGCGCTGGCCAGGATGTCCTCCCGGCTCATTTCCTTGCGCTTTTCTGGAAGGTCGAAGGAATAGACAGGCTTGGCTCCTTCTCCTGATACAATGCCGTCGGTTAGTGCTTTTCTTTTTTCGGCCTGTTCTTTAAGCTCAGTGCGCTTTTCTTTCAGCGCCTTTTGCTCAACGATCAAAGCATCAAGATCAGCGCCCGGCTTTTCGGATTCAGCCGCGATTGCAGCAAGGCGTTCTTCAATTTGTGCTAAAGTTTTCATTTTTACCTCCTAGTAGATTTTTAAGAGTTTTTCTTTTCGCTTGCGCTCTACGGCCTCCGCCGCTTCCTTCTCGGCCTCCGCCTGGAAGTATGAACGCGCCTGGATGGACGTGCTATCGTAGGCGGGAATGTCCACGGCAGCGACGTCATAAATCCGTTTAATTCCCGTGATACGCCGGGTTCTGGTGTCCTTGTTGTAACTGTCCTCTGAAACAGTAAAGGCGAAGCTCATCTTGTCGATGTACCCGCCCTTGATTTCCTCATATAGCCTCCGGCCTTCTTCTGTGCCGGACAGGTCAGCCGCTACCTTCAGGCCGACATCGTCAACCTCCAGCCGCAGCGTTTTGTTTTTCGTTCGCGCCACCGGCTTGCCGCCGTGGTTGTAATTTAAAACTACGTCGCGCATTTCTGCGCTGTCAAAGGAGCCGGCTTCTATGGATTCCTTGTATTGGATGCCGTCATATTCGTACATGACTTCTTCAATGCCGAACCGGGCAGCATAACCCTCAACGCGAAGCTCTTTATCATCGGCTCTCATTTCGAAATGCTTATAAAATCTATCCTTGCTGATCATCCGTTTCCGTGCCTCCCTTCAAACCTTGCGCCTCGTTCAGCTTGTCAACCTCTGCATACTCGACCCGGATGAAATACTTATCGCCCTCCGGCCCGCGCTTGGGCAGGCCAAGAATCTGACAGCCTATGTTGTGGGACATAAAGCCCCGGTCAAAGGAACCGTTGACAAGGTTAATTTTGTTCTCGGTTGACATATAATCCAGTCGGTTCGTGCTGAATATAACCTTGTTGCCCTGCGCTATTTCCCTGTCCGTGAAAGTCATGTTGCTGAGAACTAAAGAAAGCTGGATTGCAAAAGGCTCCAGCTTCCCTTCGTAGTAGGAGTTATACTCTTCCTCGGTAAAGTTGTTTTGCAGGATTTTCTTGTTCGTCCCGAAGTAGTTAAAAACATTATCCTCAATGCTCTGCATCTGGTCAGCGTCCACGGTGTACGGCTTGGACGTGATTTGCTTGACGTCGGCATACTTATTATCAAACATGAGGACGCCGCTATTGTTCTCATAGCTCAGGTTTTCATCAACGAACCGCTTGCGCTCTTTGGCGATGTCCTCCGGCTTGAATACGTTGGCCAGCCGGGCCATGAACCGCAGGGATGCAGATTGCTTGACGCCCTCGATGATCCCCTGGTTGTTCGTGCTGATAAGCTGAAGCGTGGCATATAAGGCGTCGTTGTTTTCCCCGAACAGGTCATTACTGAAAAGGAACTGGTTGACGATGCCAACCCGGTCAAATTCAATGGCGGCTTTTTGCCCGTTGTTAAAGGTGTACCTCAGCCATTGCTTGCCGCTTCTGTCCTCCATGACTTCTGAACGGCTCGGGCGAATCGGGAAGTATCCTGTTATCACGGTCCCGGTTTCGTCCGTCAGCGGCACGATAAAAGCGTTGTTGTCTACCATCAGGATTGTGGCCGTGCGATACAGGAATTTTGTCGTATCCATCCAGGGGTTCATCTTGCTCTGGATACGTTTGCCCAGCTGCTTATATGCAGATCCTTGAATCTCCGGCTGCAGCTTTGAACAGTGAACCGCAAAGGAGTGAATAGCCGCCCTGGTGATTTCGTATTCATACAGCGCCCCGTTGTATGATGTGAAGGCCGGAGTGTACCCGGTCAGCAGCTTGAAGTATCCTTTTATCTGTTCAGCCTGCGCCGCCGCTTGCGCTTCCGGCTTTTTGAATATGAAGTCCAGCAGGCCCAAGAATATTCACCCCCTTAAATCAAATTAAAAAACCACCCTTTGAAGGTGGTTGTTATTCCGCGTTCGCCTCTCCGTTAGTTTAACACCTTATCTAATACCGCTTTTATCTGCTCTTTAGTCATTTTAGCCTCATCTTTTGCATATAACGCGATAGCCTCATCTTTAGCCTTTATCCCGTCAATCTGCGCTTGCGTAACCTTGCCTTTTTCCAGCATCTTTACTAAAAATTCATCCCTTGTCATTTCTATACCCCCATTTCAGCAAGCAGTAAATCTTCCAATTCCCCATCAAATACCGCTGAAGCTGTCCTTACTTCAATACCGACGAAAACATAATCACCCATATCAACAGGAACCATTTGGGACACATACTGCGTAAACTGGTCAAAATTAGGAATTGGGGCGTATACCATTGGCTTGTCTGGCATAATAACTCACCGTCCTTTTAGCTTTCTTAACGCTAATAATTGGCTTGATATGTTTATTGTAAAAATTAAAACTATCACTTCTTTTAATCCATCCCCAATAAGATACTACAGCACAAGCATCTTTATAATTAAGCCGCTTCTTCTTTTTAATCTTGGCTATCCTACGGCGTATTCGGAGTGCGTTTCTTTTACGCAAAATAGTTTTATGCCTGAAAAACCTAAATCCCAAGAAGTCCACCGCGCAACTATTTACTTTAAATACCTGCCAATCACCCTTCATACTTAGCCCAATGCTGTTTAGGTAGCCAGATACTTCTTTCCGTACTTTGTGCAGCTCCTTCTTATTCCCGCCGAACAACACCAAATCGTCAACATACCTAACATAATATTTAACGCCGAGTTTCTCTTTTATATAGTGGTCAAGACCTTGCAGAAAGAAGTTGGAAAACCACTGGCTTGTATAATTTCCTATTGGCAAGCCAACACTACTGTCAATAATCGCGTCAATCAACCATAAGCAATCATTATCTTTTAATACTCTCCTGAAAGCGTTTTTTAATAACTGGTTGCTTACTGACGGATAAAACTTTGACACATCCATCTTTAAACAGTATTTAGTACTCTTATAGTCTTTGTCCAGCCATTTCCTTACCGTCTTTTGTCCGTAACTGGTTCCTCTGCCAGGAACACTCCCACAGCTATATTCATACATCCCTTTCATAATAACTGGTTGCAACTGAAGCATTAAAGCCCAATGTATAATTTGATCTGGGTAATACATTGGTTTGCAAATTGTACGTACTTTCTTTGAGGCTCCATCTTCTATTGTCTTTTCTATATACCGAGAATGTCGATACTTTTTATCAATTAAGAGTAGTCGAATCCTGTTAGAATAAAAATCAATGTTCTTCATTACCTTCTGTACTCTGTTTTGTTTCCGTTTACCTGCTGACGACATCATTATAGCGTGTTTAATATTTTCTAAACTACAAATTTTATCGTAGATATTTCCAGTTCTTTTAAGACGTTCACCTTCTTATTAGCCTCAAGGTATTTCGAGAGAACCTACTAAACCCTGCTCTTTATGGCCTGATTTTCACCTAGGGGTGTGGAATATAAGATGCAATAGTAATATATAATTCTCTAATAAGAGTCTGGCTCCCGATATTCATGTTCGTGTTCGTGGAAGAATTGTTCAGATTCCAGTAAGAAATACCATCATTCGAACTGTTGTTCCAGTTCCCACCAAGGCGGGCGAAGCCGCATCCTATACCCCTATATTTTTAACTCACTACCTTCCGTTATTGGGGGCTGGCCGCCCCCAAACCCCTGCTAAAGAGGTTTTAAAAGAAGCCGGCCCCCGATCCTCACGCTCGCGCTCGCGGAAGAAGAGCTCAGACCCCAGCAAGAAAGACCAGCACCCGAACCGCCGTCCCAGACCCCCCCAAGGCGGGCGATTAATTGTCCTGTAGTTTGATAATAATAATCTTTATAATACTTATGGGCTGCGTCAAT